CTTTGGCGAATGGGATTGGGACGATCTAGCTAATAATTGGGAAGTAGAACAATTAACCGAATGGGGATTGGATATACCGAACTTTGATCCGGAAGTATTAGAGGCTGAGGAAGATGACTTTAGTGTCCATGACGGTGGAATAGAAACGGACATAGTATTAGGGGATTTATTTGAGATAGGCGAACACAGGTTACTTTGTGGCGATAGTACAGATAGCGACCAAGTGGCAAAGTTAATGAACGGACAAAAGGCTGATATGGTATTTACCGACCCGCCTTATGGTATTTCACACAGTGGTAAAGGTATTAAAGGGAGTGCTAAAGAAAATAACTTTGGCGAAATATTAGGCGACAATGATGTTAGTGTTGCAATAGATGCTTTTAATTTGTGTCAATCTTTATTTAGTAATGCAATAATGATATTTTGGGGTGCAAACTATTATTGTTCGTGTTTACCAAATGGGTTTGGATGGTTAGTATGGGACAAACAAAGAGAAGGTGACACTTTTAGTGGAGCAGAATTAGCATTTGTAAATAAAGGAGTGAAAGTAGATGTATTTAGGCATCAATGGCACGGAATGATAAAAGGCAGTGAAATGGGTGAAAAAAGAGTTCATCCAACACAAAAGCCTATTGCATTAGTTGAGTGGTCTTTTAATAATTATAATGCAGAAAATAATATACTAGATTTATTTTTAGGTTCAGGTTCGACAATGGTAGCTTCGCATAATACAAAACGCAAATGTTTTGGTATGGAATTAGATCCAAAATATTGCCAGGTTATTATAGACCGAATGAAAAAACTAGACCCAACTTTGATAATCAAGAAGAACGGCCTACCTTTGTAATTCAGTGAAAATTCAATGAAGTATGGCAAATGAACAAAACTTAAAACCATTTCCTAAAGGAGTATCAGGCAATCCGGCCGGTAAGCCGAAAGGAGTACCTAATAGCAAGACAAGATTATTAAGATTATTGGAATTAGTTTCAGTACAAACAAATCCAATAACAGGAGATAAAGAAGAGTTTACGGTTGCTGAAAGATTAGACTTAGTTGTATTACAAAAGGCATTTAAAGGAGATTTGAACGCTTATAAAGAAATACTTGATAGGTTAGAGGGTAGAGCAAAGCAATCGACTGAAATAGAGGTAAGCGGTGGAATGACAATAAATTGGGACGAGAAAAAAACATACGTTGAAAATAAGGGAAGCCTATAATATTTGGGGGTGGTTAAAACTTATTGTATCTTAGCATAAATAATAAGATATGAAAGAATTAAAGGGGTTTGAGGGTCTTTATTGGATATATCCAAATGGAGACATTTTAACTAAAACACATTATGGACACAAAGGCAAAGAGGCTATTTTAAAACCGGCAACCGATAAAAAAGGTTATCAAAGAGTAGGTCTTATGAAAGATGGTAAACTTTATACTAAAAAAGTACATAGATTAGTTGCTGAAAACTATTTAACCAATTCTAATAATTTGCCATCGGTTAATCATATTAATTCTATTAAGAATGATAATAGAATTGACAATTTAGAATGGTGCAATAATAAATACAATACTAAACACGCTATTAAAAGCGGAAACTTTTATTTTAATGGTGGGCATAATAAAATACTTAAACCTGAACAAGTAAAGGAAATAAGAAGCCAATATGTGCCAAATGTAGTAACTAGAAAAATGTTAGCTGAAATATATAATGTTTCAATTTGGGTAATTAAAGATTTACTTTTGTACAAGACTTATAAAAATATTTAATGGAACTATCAATAAAACAAACTACTGCCCTTGACCTCCTAGAAGATACTCGCACAAACGAGATACTTTTTGGAGGCGGGGCAGGTTGAAGGGCGGTGGAAAAACTGCATTAGGTTGTTATTGGCAATTAAAGCAACGATTAAAGTATCCTAATACAAGAGGGCTGATAGGCCGGGCGGTATTAAAGACGCTCAAAGAAACTACCTTAGTTTCATTCTTTCAAGTAGCAAAGATGCAAGGCTTAGACGCTAATAAGCATTATAAGTACAACGGACAATCTCCAAATAGAGTTCTTTAACGGCTCAACTATTCTACTCAAAGACCTTTACAGTTATCCAAGTGACCCTAACTTTGACGAATTAGGTTCCCTTGAGATTACGGACGCATTCATTGACGAGGCCAACCAGGTGGACGACAAAGCTCGTAACATTATTAAATCAAGGATAAGATTTCAATTAGACCAAAACGATTTAGTGCCTAAGATACTTTACACTTGCAACCCTGCAAAGAATTGGACTTATTCGGAGTTTTATAAGCCTCAGCAAGACGGAAGCATAGCAAACAATAAACGTTTTATAACTTCGTTAATAGATGACAATCCTTACATATCAAAACACTATAAAGAAAACCTTTTATCCCTTGACAAAGTAAGCAAAGAGAGATTGCTATTTGGCAACTGGGAATACTTATCCGATCCTGCTCAATTAATAGATTATGAAAAAATACTTGATTGCTTTACTAGCGATTATTTACCTAGTGGCGCATCTTACATTTCTTGCGACGTTGCTCGTTTTGGTAGCGATAGTACTGTCATTGGCTTATGGAGTGGGTACCGTGTTAAACTGTTTCAATACAATGGTAAAAGCGTTGTCGAAGTCGCTGAAATCATAAAGAAACTACAAAAGGAATATCAAGTAGCAACCTCTAATATAGTAGTGGACGAGGACGGAGTAGGTGGCGGCGTATGCGATATACTTAGGTGCAAAGGCTTTGTCAATAACTCCAGGGCGTTAGAAAACCCAATCACTAAGACAAAAGAGAATTACGATAACCTTAAATCTCAATGCTATTATAAGTTAGCCGAGTTAATAAATAATAGCAATTTATATATCAATGCAGACGGCAAACAAAAGCAACTAATTATAGAAGAGTTAGAGCAAGTAAAACAAAAGCACGTTGACAAAGACGGTAGCAATGGAATAATACCAAAGGATAAAGTAAAGGCTTTGATTGGCCGGTCTCCGGATTTCTCCGACTGTTTAGCTATGAGAATGATTTTTGAATATACTCCTAAATTTGTAGTAAGTGTATTTTAGGATAAAATAACTAACTTTGACTAAATTGTACATTTATGGGCTTATTAGATTTCTTTAGTAAAAAGAAAGTAAATACTGTTTTACCTCAAATGCCGTTTAATACTCAAGTAGCAATACAACAAGGGATAGTTACTTGGCAAGGACAAAACGCACAGGCTTACGTTAGAGACGGTTATCAATCAAATGATATAGTTTATTCAATCGTAAAGTTAATTACTGATAAAGCAAAACTTGCTCCTTTCCACGTTTATAAAATTATTGACCAAACCGCAGCAAAGCGTTACAAGTCATTAATGAAGCAGCCGGATAAAATTGAGAATTGGAATGAAGTAACACAATTACATAAGAAAGCATTTGAGCTATACGACGGAGACGCACGTTTAAATCAGTTGCTTAAATATCCTAACGAAGAGGACACTTGGGCAGACTTAGTAGAGCAATGGTGCGGATTTAAACTATTGACAGGTAATACTTTTATCTATGCTAAAATGATTGAGGGCGGAGCTAACGATGGCAAACCTTTTGAACTGTTTGCTTTACCGGCACAGTTTATGGCAATCATTGCGGATATAGAAGTGTTTCCACCTACAAGAGTAGGCTATCAATTATACTATGGTAAGTTATGGTCATTTGACACAAAAGAAATATTACACGATAAATACTTTAACCCTTATTGGACAGTAACCGGGAACGAGTTGTACGGACAGTCTCCTTTAATGGCAGCGGCTAGAACATTGACACGATCCAACGAAGCTAAAACGGCTGCGGTTGCATCGTTTCAAAATGGTGGACCGGCCGGTGTATTATTTATGAATGACGACAGGTTTGACCCTACAAGTGGAACTCAACAAGCTCAAGCATTAAAAAAATCAATCAGCGAGAAAGGCGGAGCGAGTAACTTTAATTCAATAGCAGTTTCAGGATACAAGGTTGATTGGAAACAAATCGGTTTAAGTCCGGTTGAATTAAATATTATTGAGAGTGAGAAGTGGGATATGAAATCACTTTGTAATATTTACGGAGTGCCTAGCCAATTACTAAACGATGCAGACAACAAAACATATAACAACCAAAGAGAAGGCGAAAAGGCTTTAACATTGCGTTGCGCTATTCCTTTGCTAGATGCTATTGCAGAACAGCTAAATAGAAAATTGCATACTGATTGGGGTTACAAAGGAACAAACGTTTATATAGGATATGACATTCAAGTATATCAAGAATTAGAAGCAAACAAAGCTGAGCAAGTTGCCTGGTTAAATACTGCGTGGTGGATTTCACCGGCGCAAAAGATGGAGATAATGGGACTTAAAAACCCTGATTATATTCCAACCGAAGAGCTAGAAAAACTTTACGTTCCAAGTGGCCTACAACCTATTGACCAATTCCAACCTTTAACTATCACGGAGCCAACACCCCAAAAGCCATAAACAATGATTTGGCAAGATTATAGGAAACTTTATATGAATGCCTTAGTTCAGTATTCTCCTAAATTCAAAAAGGAATTACAAAAACAGGTGGACACTTATTGCCGTACTCAAGACTTTGACGCAATTAGC